AATAACTTTCCACATTTTGTGAGTTTGTAATATGGTTTGAAATCAACCTCCCAAATCAAAGTATAAGTTACTGTAATTGTGTCCATTATAGTTTGATAAAATTTCGTATATAAATGAGTTAGTGGCAAGGCTACGAAACTGCAAACAAAGACGGTTGAGCCTTAATAATATCGGTTCGTTTATTTGCCATTTCCACATACTTTTCTTCAACATCAAATCCTATTGCATTTCTACCTTCTTTAATTGCCATTGCTACCTCTGTACCACTTCCAGCAAAAGGAACTAATACTAAATCATTTGGACGGCTACAAGTCAAAATTAAAGCCCTTGTAAGTGTTTCAGGTTTGCAAGTATCGTGGTCATACTTTCCTGTTTTGTGTCCTTCTTGCGAAAACTCTAATACTTCCTCATACTTATTTGGGTTGTAAAAAAATCTCCGTGCCTTTTCGTATTCTTCAATAAGTGTTTTGTATTCCTTATCAAAAATATGTTTGCCCCACTTATTTTGAACGGTTGTATATTGTTCCTCTGTCATTACATTGTCTCCATTCAGCCAATTTGAAACACATCCAGTTAAACCACCTGTTCTGCTTGGGAATAACTCTTGCACTTCCCTTGTTTTTATGCTGTAAAATTTCAATTTGTAATTTAGGTATTCGGCAAATGGATTTCCTTTATCAAATACTTTAGCGGAATACATCAACAATCTTTCGTTGTGTGTGTTAAAAGTTCTTGCTAAATCAGGGCTATAATACTGGTATTGTATGCTATCCTTTTTCCGCCACACCAAAGAGTTTTCCAAATTAAAATACTTGTCAATTATTACTTGACTATACGCTATCTTCTTTGAGTTACCATACCAAAAAAGCGTTCCATTATCAGCAAGTAATCTTTTACATTCAATAGCCCATTTTTCAACATCTTTTAAATAATCGTCAAATGATTTCCATATAAAATCAAATTCGCCTTTTACTTCAAAATAAGGCGGGTCTGCAATAATTAACTGCACCGATTTATCAGCAAGTTTATTATTCATCCAATCATTGTGATATATTTTATTTAATTCCATCTATTTATGTTTATCGTTAAAAAAAGCCCAGCCACTAACACGTGCTATACAAAAGAGGCGGTTTAGTGTTCCGCAGAAACATTCTGCTATAATCAAATTTTGTACTCCGCATCAACTTTAGTGCTAATAATCGCCTCCTTCGTATAGCACCATACGTTAGCGGTCATTGCTACCAGCGACCTGAACAGGAACATTCTCTTTTAACTTTTCGGCTTCTAATTCCATAAATGCGGCATTTAGACAAGCCATATCCATAACAGAATAGTTGTAATTGCCTTTTACATAATCATTGTATTTGGCAGGGCTGATTTTAAACCTTTCGCAAACATCTTGCTTTGACAAATTATGCCTTTTGATTAGGTTGTTTATTCCGTTACGCATATCCATACAATGCCCCATATACAAGTATTCAGCACCATCAATTGACTTTAGGAATGTTCCTATTTTCTTTGTATCTATTTTCATTTTATTGTTATTTAAAAGTTTATACTAATTAACCGCAACGAACCGCTAACAAGGGTTTGCCAAAATGGTGGCGGTAGTGCTATATTGAACATTGGTGCTTTTTATTGACATTTGGAATGAATTGAACATTGGTGCTTTCTATTCCACCACTTCGGCAAGCCCCAAACCGTTAGCTGCTATTTTACCGACCATTCCAAAAGTTTAGACTTGACAACTAATTTAAGTTCATCAACTTTTGACAATGGACATCGAAAAGCAACCGTTTTAGTTCCTTCGTTGTATTTAGGTTTAGCACCCGACCCTTGCCGAGTGCCCCCTCTTGTTTCTTTTTTCTTTTTAGGCTGCAATTTCATAACCCATTTTAGAAAGTTTTTGAGCATCTGCAAAACAAGCCACCCAATATTTACCGTTATCACCAAGCATTACAATATGTAATTTTATACAGTTGTTTGCCCATCTGTTAGCACCTTCTAAAGTTGAGAACTGGTCGATGTTGTTTCTAAGTCCTAATATGTTTTTTAAATTTGTCATTTTGTTTACTTTTTTTGTTGATACAAATATACAACATTATTTTGAATTTGCAAACTATTTCAAAGATATTTTCAATTTATTTTTTAAAGTGCTGATAATCAAAGAGAAAAAAACAGCAGCTAACACGCAATTGGCAAAATAAAAGCCATCAAGTGTAGTGTTAACCATCAACGGTAGTGCAAGGCTTTTACTTCGCCAATCGCCACCGTTGGTGGCAACCCTAAGAATGCCACTCGGTAACATCAAACTCGGACGGCAATAACCCAAGTCTTTCACCATTAGGTAAAATGGCAGATACCGCACCGTATGAATTTACCCATACATAATACTCATTGTCTTTTAGGCAAATTGTATCGTCTTTAATGCCTAATTCCTTTTTAAACTCCATTAGGTCTGGGGTTACATTTTTTGCTACCACCACTTTCAAAGGCACTCTACCTCTAAATCTTGCAGGGTAATCAAATCTTCCACCTCTATCTGACTGCCATTTTAAAGCAGGAGAAGTAAGGGCAGCCGCCAACATATTATTGCCGTCAATGGCGGGTGAAGTGCTGAATTGGTCGTTTGTGCTATTCATATACTTTGGTTTTAAAATTGAACATTTGTGCTTTTAAACCGCCACTGCGGCAACAATCGGAACGTTAGGCAAAATGCCGCCCCGCCACCTCTATACCGTGAACCTTTAAAAGGGGGTGTCCTCGTCCCCGTTCATTTTACTGCCTGGCTGAATGAATAGTTTTGCTCCGCTTTCTTTGGGCTCATTAAAATGCCGGATCTCCGGGGCGGGACGGAAGTTGCCGGGGAGTAAAGCCTTTTACGCATTACCCATTGCTTCAAATTCCTGGATAGCCATATCCACATTTAATTCTATCGTGTCCAACATCCCGTCTCTTTGCTTTGCAATTTTTATGTACCGTTTATTTTTTAGATTAACATCCTGTTCGATTGCTGATTCAGAAGGTCCGTAAATAAAAATAACTATGTCCGCATCCTGTTCAATTGCGCCTGATTCTCGAAGGTCACTTAATACCGGTATGCCGGAAGTCCTTTTTTCTACCTCCCTGGATAACTGTGATAAGGCAATTATTGGTACATTGTATTCCTGTGCGGTTGTTTTTAATTCTCTCGAAATACCGGCAATTTCCTGTTCCCTGTTATTTCCTTTCGCCGCTGTCATTAACTGCAGGTAATCGATCACGATCATTCCCAGCTCTCCTTTACGGGCCATCTTCTTTGTCTTTGAAACCAATTTACGGACGGTCAAGCCGGAATTATCATCAAACACAATTCCCTGCTTAGATAGAATTTCAGCGCCTTTGTTTATCAATCTCATTTGCGAATCCTCGATAGATCCTGATTTCAATTCCTGCAACGGGGTGCGGGTCTCACTGGAAATAATACGCATCATCAACCGGCTTGCTTTCATTTCCAAAGAGAACAAGGCAACCTTTTTAAACTTCCCTTTCCGGTTGTCGTATTGCCTTTTAAAATCCTTAGCAGCACTACGGGCAAGTTTCAAGGCGAAGGCAGTCTTTCCCACACTGGCCCGGGCGGCAATAATTATCAGGTCCCCGGGTTGCCATCCCAGCGTCAGTAGGTCCAGGTCGTCAATACCTGAAGGAACACCGGTAATGGGTATTCTGCCATGCTCTTTGTATAATTCCCGGTTCCTTTCGATCTGCTGCAGGGCTTCCACAATAACCGTAGAGGATTCCAGCATTTCCCCGAATGAGTGGTGATCGTTGATAGCCTGCATTTCGGTTTCTACATCGTTAAGAACCGCAAAGGCATCTGCCCCGTCCTCATAAGCCTGGCCGACCGCATCACCTGCCACCCTAATGATTTCCCGGAGCATAAACTTTTGAGTAATTACCCGGGAGTGGGATTCTATGTTGGCAGCGGAGGTTACAGCGTTGGTTAGTTTTGAAACGTAATAAGGTCCGCCAACTTCCTCTAAATTCCCGTTATCCCTCAACTGTTGAACAACCGTTGTTAAATCGATCATGAGCCGCTTTGCAGCGATTTCCTGAATAGCTTTGTAAATAAGCTGGTGAGCGGTCACATAGAACGTTTCGGGCTTTAAAATAGCTGCAATTGAATCATACCTATCTTCCAGCATCAAGCCTCCTAAAATCGTTTCTTCCAGGTCTTTAGCCTGTGGCGGTACTTTCCCGAAAACGGCGTTCCCCAGGTCTAAAGATTTTCTTCGTTCTTTGTTAGGCTGATTCATTTCTCCTGTTTTGTAGTGCTTTCATCACGGCTAATCCGCCGGTCCCAACCTGCGGCGCAATAAATAATTCTTTGGAATTTTCTTCTATAAACTTTGCCAGCTTCCCGGCAGATTTCCAGTTTGAAAAATGCTGTTTATAGTCAAGTAGTGTTTTTTCGTAAACCCCTTGTTTGGATAGAAACTTGTTGAATATCTGCAACTCTCTCATGTTGGTTTTATTCTCACGCAGGTATCTATCATCCTTCAGGGCTACTTCTATACATTTTTCCAAACCTTCAAAACCGGGAGTGAAGTTTATCTCTCTCTCTGTTACTGTTACTGTATCTGTTACTGTTACAGCGACGTTTGCGACCGTCTGCGATTTTTTTATCGCATAGCGACCTTTTGCGATTTCTACAGCTTCTTTAATATCCATTTCATTCGATATTACTTTTAAGTAGAGATCATTATTCCATCTTTTCAAATTACCTAAAGCCCCGGCATCACTCTTTGTTTCCTTGCTGCCCTCCCACTTTTTCAGATCCCTTTTTAAATTCTGTTTTATAGGTTCAAAAACAATTTGGGTCAACTTATCCGGGGCAACTGGGTTAAGATCGTTTATGTAGCGCAGGTAGTGTTTAAATAACCTCCCGGCTTCATCGTCTGTTAGTTCTTCAACTGTTGTAATGATGTCGCAATACAGCAGCACTGATTTTTTATTTTCAGCCATAAAAAGGATATTGTTATTTTGTAAAATGGGGACGCATAAAAACGGGCCAGGTCAGGATTTGTTGCAAATATTTCTGTTACTGTCTTCATTGTCTTTTGTTTTACCCCTCAACGGGGAGGGGGTGAGGGGGTTAATAAATTACGCTTTCATCCCAGCAGATAATTTGGCCGGTAAAAAACTTATCGCCAAACCACTGTATTAACTCTATTGCCGTCAAACCATCGTTTTTACTTAACTCGTAAAAAAGACATGACAAAGGGCTGTACTGGCAAAATTCAACGCCATTTAAAACCACGGTTTGATTTATGATTTCTATATCCCAAACCTTCTTTACCTCAATATCCGGGGCAATGATTATTTGCTTTGATTGATACGGCTTGCCTGACCACACACGGGGAGAAAATTTATCCCCTACCTTCCAGCGGTTGCCGGATCGGATGGTGTGGCGTTTAATACCTGAAACTTTATAGTCTATGCCGCCAAATACAAACCCGGCAAGTATTTCTTTTTGATCGGGGTTTATTTCATTTAGCATTCCTATCCAGCGGCGGTTTGTAAAATCCATGCCTAGGCTGTTATAAATTTGCTCAACAAAGTTTGTGGGCTGTCCTGCTTTAGGATGGTATGCCGGGAATGTCCGGCTAAAGGTGAGTACTCGGCTCATTGTTCGCAACTTTTAGGGGTGAATAAACGGCCGGGCTTGGTGAGTTGCGAAACAACACCATGCAAGGGGATAAACCCAAACAGCCCAGCCTTATCTTTAGTGAGATTTGTAGAAAATTCATTGCAATGGTTTGTGTTGTTTCGCACCGTAAAGGTAAACACATTCCAGTTTATGGCAAAACTTTTTTTCATAACGATATTATTTTTTTGGACTGGTTAAAACGGTATGCCTTTACTTTCCCGGTGGAATATCTCATTGAACGGGCTTACGTACCGCCTCTTTTTCCTGGTTTTCCGTAAAGGGAAATTCCATTTTTCACCTTTAATCAATCTTGCTTTCAATCTCCTGTAGGCGTGACCCGTCCAGCCGAGTGAGCAAGGTGTTCGTTTTAGTTTTTTCATTTTTCTATTTTGTAAAGGGTCATATCCCTTCAAATTCAATTTGTGTTTTCTTTTTCACCGGGTTAAATAAACATCCCCAATTCATTTTGCAATCTGCTTTCCGCAATCTTGATGTACGCCGGGTTCAATTCAAACCCGATATAATTACGGTTTAACTTCCTTGCCACTAAAGCGGTGGTGCCTGCTCCCATAAAAGGGTCTAAAACAACCCCACCTTCTGGGCATCCAGCCTTTATGCAGTCCACAATTAAATCCTGCGGAAAGGTTGCAAAATGGGCTTCGCTAAAAGGTTTTGTTGTTACTGTCCAAACGCTTTTTTTATTTGCCATGCCATCACCAATCAAATTGCCATCACTATCAAAGTTTCCTGAATGGCCGGTTAATTTCTTATCACCTGTTCCCATGTGGCTATATGCTTTTATTCCGGTTGTGCTGCCCTGATTGCCGCCCCTGTTATCTTGTGGAGCAGGTTTGCGGCTCGGGCCAACTGCTTTCATGGTTCCGTTTGTTTTGCCTGGCACTCGTTCACTACCTTTCTGATCTTCTATTTGCTGCATCATTCGTTGAACAGTGCTATCTTTTACGATGGTCCTGATTGCATCCTGATCGTAATAATATTTCGGGCTTTTGCTTAGTAAAAAGATATACTCATGGCTTTTAGTGCAGCGATCTGTTACGCTTTCGGGCATCGGGTTTGGTTTGTGCCAAATAATATCCTGCCTTAAATACCAGCCGTTAGCCCGTAAAGCAAAAGCAGCCATCCAAGGAATACCAAGCAAATCCTTTGGTTTAAATATTGAGTTTTTAAAGTCGAATGATTTTTTAGAAGGCGGGGCATTACCTACATTCTCCCTGCTATCAGAAAAGGATTGAGCTTTGCCATACCTATCACCGTAATATGCAGCATAAGTATCCCCCAGGTTTAGCCACAAAGTGCCATCGTTTTTTAAAACCCGTTTCACCTCTGCAAATACTTCTGTAAGTTTTTCAATAAAAAGTTCCGGTGTTTCCTCCAATCCTATCTGTTCTGCAGTTCCGTAATCTCTTAGGCCAAAGTATGGCGGCGAAGTAACGCAGCAGTCAATAGAATTATCAGGCAGGTTTTTTAAACCAGTTAGACAATCTGTGTTATAGATTTTATTAACGCCCATTTTTATTTTGCTTCAAAAAGTGATTGTGATCTTTGTTTCACCGGGTTCAGCACCGCCCCTATTTCATTTTTAACATCCCATATTGGTTTCATGTAAGGGAATGTTTTCTTCCCCGCCTCCCGTTGCTCGTCGGTAACTTTCAGGAGCTTTGTAATCAGTTCCCGTAGTTTCTTGTTTTCCGATTGTAAGCACTCGGCCTGGTAGTCGGTCATGTTGAAAGTTTAGAATTTAATTGCTCTGCCAATTCCTTTGCCTTTTTTTCCTTCACCTCAAACGCCAGCTGGTCAATATCCCTGCCTTTAAATTTCTCATAGTCCTTTATCGTTGCATCGGGGTTTAATTCCAGCAAGAGATTTATTTGGGCTTCGTTGGTCATAACATAACTCATAGACATTACAGGCTCAACATCAGCATCCCATTTCCAGGTGAACATTTTTTTACAAAAGGATTGTGGCGGCTTCACTTTCGGCTGCTTACGTTGTAAATTCATGATCCGTAAATTATTCATCAGCACACAGTAGTTTACCCCGATCTGTTTGGCTATCTCCCTGTTAATTATTGTCCCGTATAACTCCCTCACCTGCTTTTCCTGCGCCGGGGTGAGGGATATTTTCTTTTGTAGGATCATGCTGCCTTTTATTTACCTGTGGCAGAAAGCGCCGCAGGATGTTTCTTTTTTTAGTGATTTATATAATTCATTCCAGTCTGCATCTTTTAAAAAAGACCTTTCCGATTCGCACTCCTGGGATAATTGCAATAAGGATTTTCCGTTGCTCATAATTGAATAAAATTTTTTGCGCCTATCCTGTATTTCCATTTCTATTGCTTGTACCTCCTTAAACTCATCATTGGATAAAAAGTACATTGCCTTGTATTCTTTCTCTGTCTTAAAGAAACACATTCTACAACCGCCCCGGCTCATGTAAACAGGCATATTCGGGTGCAATCCATGCAGGTTTAAAATATCTTCGCAATCTTGCCTGGTTAAACCATCGTCAATGAGCGGATAAGAATATTTTACATTTTCATTTAATCCCCAATTTCCCTCCCGACTATTTTCTTCGTCTATATTTAGCCCGATCATTAACTCACATTCACCTTGCCCCTTTAGATATTTGTCTATGGGTTCAATTTTAAAATACTTAGTACAGTATCTCATTTGACCCGACGGCATGAACTTATACCCAACTGCTAATTTTTCCATTGAATCGAACTCTTCGCCCTTGTGATTAACCTTGCCTTTTACTTTAATAATTTCAAATGAAGGGTGTATCCTTTTTATGCTATCCTCAACTATCAAAAGCCGGTCATACATTTTTTTATGCTCACTGCCTGTATCAGCCCAAATAGCCTTAGCATCGCCTCCGTATAGAATACACATTGTTGTACTTTCAACCCCGCCGCTAAAACTTATAAACCGGTTCATGCTTTCTCAATTAATATCACCCCATCCTCTTTAGGGGTAGCGATGATTGTATTTTCCAAATCTTTAAACTTGCTGATAAAATGCCCATTATCTTTCGCCCACTGTGGATGCCTTTCTATATACCCGTTGCAGGCATTGCAGGACCTGGTTAAATTCTTTTTTACCAGCAGGTTTTTTGCAGACCTTTTTTGGATATGGTTCATGCCTTCCATTATACCTGTGCACTCCGGGCTGTTCACTTCACACAGGTTACTTTCTTCCGCTGCTTTCTTTACTTCCTTCCTGTACTGGCGGTTCAGCTTTGCCCGTTTTGGGGCTTCCTTTTTGATCGGGGCTTTAGCCTTTGGGATGGACTTTTTTTCTTTCGGCGGTTCAGGCGCTTTCGTTCCATTTTTTAAGGAAAGGCGGTGGAGTAGGTATTGGTTCATTGATTAATACATTTGTTTAAACACCTGCTCATGTACAAAGCAGCTATCATCGTTAATGATTTCCAGTTCTTCCTCTGTTGCAGGAACCCCATCTATATCACAGGATGAAATAAAGGCATCGCAGAAGTCGGGGTAATCCCTTTTGTCTATGCCATCAATTTCGATGTTGTCAATTTTTGAAAAGTCCATTGTTAAGGCTTTGGTTTGATTAGGAAAACGGCAACGGTTTTGAGGTTTCCTGTTTCAAAGGAATGTTTTAACTGACTTGTCAAAAATGTTACTGGCAGCGGTGTATGAGTGAAAAAGGTAATCCCGCTGCTTATAGTCCTATACTGTTCCACAAAATGCGAGGCTCCTTTATAATCCGGTTTTCTTTCCATATCAATTAAATTTTTGCCACCTTGAAATATATCCCCTGTCAGGTTTATTTCTTAGCCGGTTGATGAATAGATTATTCTTGTACTGCTGTTTCATGTTTGGGCATTAATTTTCCCATTGTCCTTTGGTAATAATTAACCAGCCTTTCTTTTATCAGGCAGTCCGTTTCTATCCTGTAGGATATTTCTTCACGCTTCCACATTAATCGGATATTAGCATCCCATCCGGCCCGATCCCAATTATGCAACCTTCTTTCACTTTGGCTTATCCTTTCATTCAGCCTCCCAATCATGCCCAAAACGGCAAGGCACTTTGCATGGAGTTCTATTTTTTTGTTGACGTACATGGTTAAACCGTTTGCCTGGTTACTGAATATTCGGTTTTCAATGCGGATAAGCAACTCCGCAACGCCTCAATAGTTAGGTCAAGGGTTGACCTGCACCGGTCACACATATCAAAATTGTATTGGTGTTCAGAAATGGCAGCGGCGATATAATCCTTTGCCAGCGATGGAGACATGATTAAGTTGTTTGTCTTTGCGGATAACATCATAACATTGTAAGCCTCTTTCTTATTCCTTAACAATATCTCTTTACTAACGGCTACCTGTGTGTTAATAAAGGCAAAGGATTTAACCAGCACCCCTATTTGATCTATGTACCACGCTATTGATTGCATGGCTGTATATTGCTCGGCAACGGTTTCCAAGTATTCCTGGCAATCTTCAACCCTTTGTATTTGGAGTGCTGGTTTCATTACACGGCTTTAACTGCATCATTTAATAATTTCTCAACTTCTTTGCTCACTTTCCTTACCATCCTTATTTTTTCAATGGTTGTCGATCCTGCCCGCAATTTTTCCACAGCACCGTCAAACTCTTTCGTTCCCTTGTTCAACCATGGCAACTCATTAGCTGCTGGCGCTTTGCTTGCTGGCTTGCTGTTATCCTGACTGTCAAAATCAATCGTGTTATCTTCAATATCAAACAGGCTCATAAAGGCATATCGCTTGGCGTATGTATTCATGCCGCCCATCTGCTGCGTTTCATTGGTAGCTTTTATTTCCGGCTTTGCAGTACGCATTTCAGTAACCAGTTGCTCTCCGCTATCTAAGTCGGTTGTGATCACTTCGCCGTAATAACCTATTGTGTCCTGTTTAAGATTGAATACACATATTATATTCGCCTCAACACAGGCATCATTCACCAGCTTACTTACTATTTCGGGAGTGAAATAATCGTACTTACTAAAATCGTTGCGCCCGTCTTTTTTAACCGGGTGGCTTTTAATGAATACTCTTGCTGTTGCAAGTTTTGATAAAACATTTTTCATACCTTTACTGCTTTAGTTGTGAACATTTCGGGCCGCTGCTTCTACAGCGGCTATTTTTATGCTGCTTGCATTACCTGTGAAAAATGAACTCGGGCGGCAATGTTTATATTGATGTAAAGTTTTACCCCGTCCTGAACCATTGAAAGGAACTGTATCGGGGTGCGGGAAAGAACCACTACCCAGTCCCCGTCCGTTGGTTCGTATTCAATATCAATTTCCACAATGGAATCAAACTTTAACTCCCCCGGAACTGTTGTGTAAGTGAATTTCATATACCAAATTGTTTTAAATATTTATCCTGTGCTGCTTCGCTTTCTGCTTGTGTCTCGAAATAATACCTCATGTTGTCCTCGTCCATTTTCCTTTGCTCCGCTGTCCTGTAGTCAGGAACGGGCGGCGGGTCGGGGATGATCCTGAATTGTGGTTTTACAGTGCATCCGTGTGGATAATCAAATTCCTGGCTGTCCACCGAATCGAACCCTTCACCGTTGTAGTCGGGAATGATATTCCGATCGTATATAGGCAGCATCCGGGGGAATCTTTTGGCGTTGCCGTGTGATAGTGAAATGTCTTTTTGCATAATTGATTTTTTAAAAGTCCAGTGCTAAGAATAACACCGGCTAACGATTGCTGTCATTATGAAAAGAGTTGTGTTGCCTTTGCTAATGTTAAACACATGGCGGACAGCTATCCTGTTTCCCGAAGGTTCACAACACAATTACTTTAAGAACTTTTTTAAAAACTACCCCTTATCCCTTGCAATTGGGCGTGAATACTATTGTCGTGTTTTACCTTTACTTAGGGTCTCACTCACTTGTCAGGGGTAGCTTATTTTTTCTTCCTGTCAAACAGCCCTTTCTTAACCAGGTCAAGTAATGCTGCTTTAGTGATTGGTAATTTCTTTTTCATGGCATTATCCTCCCTTTCAAGGCTATCCAGTACCAGTATAGTATGTAGGCAAGGAGTTTCATTTTTTATTAATGTCAATTGCGATGTACAAAATGGCTGCGGCCTCAATCAGGATCAAAATGGACAGAATAATTAAACCTTGCATATCGTTACTTTTTAAAGATTATGTTGAACCAGTATGAACCGGAAAATGTTGTTTCTTTCATGGGTGGGTTTCGTTGTTAGTGGCTTTTATAATAGCTTCCTTAGCGTAGTTAATTGCGCCCTTTTGCAATCCGCTTAATTTATCCGAGTTGGGAAAAGCGTTCACCATGTCTTGTAAAGTTTGTAGCAAATCAGGGGCGGCAATAATTAGTTTTGCATTGGCCTTATTATCATCGCCCGAGTAATCATGAACCATTGCAATTACTTTTATTCCGCTCCTGATTTCTATTTCACTTCCTTGTGGCCTTTGAAACCACGGTCCTTTTGTGTGCTTCATATCGTTAATTTAAAATTGCCTGTAATTCCATCCTTAACCCGTACAACTGCTCACTTAAAAAATTGAACTCCTGCACTGTCTTTGCTTCGTGTAGCCTGCACTGATAGTGGTATATCCTGCATTCTAAAAAGTGGCTGTATGATGGGATGATGAACATGGTTTTAATTTTTATTCAGTTTCAATAGGGTACGGAAAAGGGATAACTATGGTCTGTCATTGGATGTATATTTTTAATAGATTATAACCCATTTTTATTTTCTAATTTAAAACCCCATGCGGATAACTGGCGAATCCAAAAATACTCTGCGTCTAATTTGGTATTTGTTACACAAACCTTAACCGTTTCCAATTCCTCCATAATAGGAGTAAATCCCAGCCTATACTTGTGTGCAAGAAATCTTTTACGCAGCGATTTAGTTATCCCTACATAAAATATTTCTTTTGTGATAGGGTTTGCCAATGTATAAATGAAAACTTCTCTTAATGTCATAAGGCGCTGTTAGATAAAATTTGTCTATCTTTTAAACCAGGATTGTGCTTCTTTATAATTTTAACAATTCCGGCCTGCGTAAGCCTTTTGTCATTGTTATTTAAAACCCTTGCTAAAGATGCGGGTTTTACTTCTAATTCATCAGCAACCTCTCCGTACAATACCCCATTTTGCCTAATGGCCTTGATAGCTGTTTCTGTTAATTTTATTTCCATTGTTTCGTTGTTGTATTGCAAATTTACAATACATTTTTGAACTACCAAATTTATTTTGAATTATTTTATAAAATAATTTCACCGGTTCATAAGCGGACTGGACGGGACTGAAATTAATACGTAAATTTACCAATGTTTAAACATTTTGGTAAACAATGAAATTCACCCTTGAAGATTTAAAGCGCAGCAAAGTAGCCCACCTGAACCCGCTTGTGATAGATTCTCCCAAAAAAAAGCACAAGTACAACTGCCATGCCATCGAAATTGATGGACATAAATTCCCCAGCAAGAAAGAAGCAGGCCGGTATTTGATTTTACGGCGGGATAAAACACTTGGCCTGATCAAAGATTTACGGCTGCAGGTTAAATACCAGCTGAACCAGGAAGGCAGTTTTTCTTACACCTACATTGCGGATTTCGTTTATACAGACGTGGCCACAGGCCGGGAGATAGTAGAGGATGCGAAAGGGTACAGAACCAGGGAGTACCGCAAAAAGGCAAAGCTAATGAAAGAGTTACACGGGATTGAGGTGAGGGAGGTGTAAAATAAAATCCCATAATTTATATTAAAATAATAACTTTGGTATTGTATCAATAAAATATCCTTTGAAAGAAAAACTCATTGAATACCTGGAAAGCAATATTTCAGCCTGCCAAAGTAATGCTCGGGAGTCTATACAGGAACTGGACAGCCATGAAGCCGCCGATCAATACGGGGCAATGGAAAGGGCGTATCAAAACGTACTGGATTTTGTAAACAGTAATCCCGCATGAAAAAAGATAAAGTAAAAATATCTGACCTCATACCGGATGATAAAAATTTTAACACCGGCACCCAGTTTGGGAACTCATTAATTGAAAAGTCATTTCAGAAATTCGGCGCAGGCCGGTCGATCCTGCTGGATAAAAACAACCGCATTATTGCCGGGAATAAGTCGGTGGAAAACGCCTCCGCAATAGGCATGGAGGACGTTCAGATAGTGGAAAGCGACGGGAAAAGGATAATAGCAGTAAAGCGGACAGATATTGACCTGGATAGCCCAGAAGGCCGGGAAATGGCCTTAGCCGACAATGCCACCGCAAAGGCAAATATAGTTTTTGATGCGGAATTGATCGAGGCGGAACTTGAGGAGGCCGTTTGTGAGGAGTGGGGAATTGGTAATAACAAAACAGATTATTCAGGTAAAAACAAAGAAATTAACATTGACGGCATGGATAACGAAATGATTATTAAGCTAAAGTTTACTGAGGAAGATTATCATATTGTAAAAGGTCAGCTTCAAAAAATTGCAGCAACACCTGAACAAGCCGTATGGAAACTATTAGGCAATGGGTAAACACAAATTTCCATACAAGTGGCATTTAACAGATGGCTATCCTGCAAAGGGTGTTGAGCCAAACAACCTAAATGTTTTTGGCACCTTTATTTGCGGCGGCGGTTCTACTATGGGCTATAAATTAGCAGGGTTTAATCATTTGGGAGGTGTTGAAATAGACCCTAAAGTGGCGGCTGTTTACAAAGCAAACCACAACCCCAAATATTTGTATGTTGAAGATATAAGGGAGTTTGTAAAAAGAAACGATTTGCCAAAAGAATTGTATCAATTGGATTTACTGGATGGCTCACCGCCTTGCTCATCATTCAGCATGGCAGGCAATCGAGAAAAGGATTGGGGTAAAGAAAAGGTATTCAGAGAGGGCCAGGCATTACAGACCTTGGATGACCTGTTTTTTGATTATATAGCACTTGCAAAAAAGCTACAACCAAAAGTAGTATTGGCAGAAAATGTAAAAGGATTAATACAAGGTAATGCAAAATCTTATGTAAAGAAAATAAAATCAAGTTTTGAGGATGCCGGATATAAGGTACAGTTATTTCTACTCAATGCCGCATCAATGGGAGTACCACAGAAACGGGAAAGGGTGTTTTTTATATGCCAAAGAAATGATTTGAACTTGCCTGTTTTAAAATTAGGGTTTGATGAAGAAATAATAAAATATGGTGAATACAGAAAAATTGGAAGTGACAGATCGTTTACAGAACACGATAGAAATATTTGGAACAATAAAAAAATAGGCGATAGGGATTATGGGCAAACATTATTGAGAATAGAAAATAGGGAAAGCAATTGGAACTCAAAATATATTTATGATAATGAACCATGTCAAACGATAACAAGTACATCAGGAAGTAAATTAATTTCATTTACAGAGCCTAAGCATTTATCAACGGAAGAAATAAAAATGTCAGGTTCTTATCCTATCGATTATAATTTTAATAAGATGGACGAAAAATATCTTATCGGAATGTCAGTTCCACCAGTAATGACAGCACAAATAGCATATCAAATTTATTTACAATGGTTTAACAATAAATTAAATAATGCCTAAACCATCAAAGCAAACCATAATAGATGCAATCATAAAAGGGATTGAGCAGGGTAATGACCGTGGCAAGCTATTGGCAACCATTGGCAAAAAGTGGCAATTATCGCAAAGAACGTTTGACAGGTACTGGAAAGTTGCCAATATTCAGCACGCAGAAAGGCAGGCAAGGATTAAAGAAAAGCTGGCGAAGGTAGATGAGGAGGCAGCAATAGAGGCCCGCAAAAAGGCTATAATGACCGCAGATGAGCGAAAGGAGGTGCTGACAAAAATAGCCAACGGCACATTGAAGATCAAAAGACCCTTTGTTATTGGCGGCAAGATAATGGAGTACCCGGCTGAACCGGATGCAACGGACAGGCGCAATGCCATTGCCGAGTTAAACAAGATGGAGGGGGATTATGCACCATCAAAGGTTGCCCAAACAGACAAGGACGGGAACGATATAAAGCATTTTGATTTATCAAAATTATCCGACAATGAATTACGAACACTTGCTGAACTGCAACGCAAGGGCGGAGCTGGCCAGGCGTAATTTATTGGACTTTGTAGAATATGTGAAGCCGACCTATGAGGCTAACTGGCATCACAAGTTGTTATGTGAGTATTTGGACAAATTTTCAAAAGGAGAAATAAAAAGACTAATGGTGTTCATGCCCCCCCAACATGGTAAAAGCGAATTGGTAAGCAGAAATTTACCCGCGTATTTATTGGGAAAAAATCCAAAAGCAAAAATAGTCTTGGCATCATACTCATCCTACCTCTCTTCATCATTCAACAGGGATTGCCAAAGGATAATTGACGGCAAAGAATACAAGGAAGTGTTTCCCGGCACCAAATTGAATAAAAGCAATGTGGTGAGTGTCTCCGGGTCATGGCTGAGAAACAGTGAAATATTTGAAACGGTTGGTGAAGGAGGTTTTTTAAAGGCGGTGGGCGTTGGTGGGAGCCTTACCGGAACGCCTGCAGATTTTGCAATCATTGATGATCCTGTAAAGGATAGTTTAGAGGCTATGTCCTCAACTTCGCAGTTCAGGAACTGGAATTGGTATACCGATGTGCTTTATTCTAGAATCCACAACGACACATCAATACTTATCACTCAAACCAGGTGGGATGTAAACGATCTTAGTGGAAAGCTGCTAAAGCAGATGGAATCAGGCGGCGAAAAATGGGTGGTGCTTTCTTTGCCTGCTGTGAAGGTGGATGAATCGAGTAAAGAGGATCATCGAAATATCGGGGAGGTTCTTTGGCCATCAAAGCACAGCCTTGAAAAATTGAATATTGTACGGCAGCAATCAATAAGAACCTACGAAGCATTATATCAGCAAAATCCTCAGCCTATACAGGCGGGTGGGGAATTTTGGAAGCAATTCAATGTAACAAGGCACGTAAGGAGTATCCCTGTAGCCCCTTCCACTATTCATGTTTCACTAGATAACAACGTCAATCCATACGTGACCTGTTCCGTTTGGCAGGTATTAGGCACCCAAATTAACCAGGTTCATGAGATCGCCGCTGTTGATCCTTATAACAATGCGGTAAAAGCCGCCCATCTCCTTATAAATTGGCTGAGAAAGATAAATTACAAGGACGTAGTTTTTGTTTACGGAGATCCGTCCGCATCCGCAAAAAGTACAGTTGACGAAAACAATGCATCGTTTTTTATCAAATACATAGACGAGTTAAGGAAAGCCGGTTTTAAAGTCACGTCAAGGGTAGGCAAATCTGCCCCCGAAATCGCATTGAGTGCAGCATTTATAAATGAAATATATGAGCAAGGTTTTAACGGCTATTCCATTTCAATAAGCGATACCTGCACTCTTTCAATTGAAGACTATTATTCGGTAAAAGAGGACAAGGACGGCAAGATGAAAAAGGATAAAGTGAAGGATGTAAGCACCGGTGTAACATTTGAACGCTATGGGCATTTTTCCGATGCGAAGCGGTACTTTATAACTGAGTTACTGAAGGAAGAGTTTTCAAAATATAAAAATTCAACAAGGCAATCACTTGCCGGTAAATCAGCTTATTTCAGATAAAAAAAATATAACCATGAACTTACAAGACCTTTTAACATTAATGCAGGGCGGCGATATGAACCGCTGCCAGTCATTACTTGAAGCCCACTGCATAGTTAAAACGATGGCAGAAAGTTTCAGCGAGTACAATCCAAAGGATCACAAAGTCACAAATAAGACTGCCAGGCCAGATAAAATGCTTAAAGAAGAGGACGGGAACGTCACAGGCACCGTAACCGTTGCCCGCCTGCCCTTGGCTATTCAGAAAAAAATTGTATTGGTATCAGCGGCTTTCCTTGGCACCCCAAAACTGCAGTGCACACCAGATGGCGATGCGCAGGAAAACCTATTTGCCGGTATCAATAAAACCTGGGACGATAATAAGCTGGATTATTCCTTTAAATCCATTGCAAAAAAAGTAATGGCACAAAGGCACGCAGCGGAATTGTGGTACACAAAGGAAGCCGATGCCGATTACTGGAACGGCACCAACATAGATGGGAAATTTAAGCTATCTATGAAGGTGCTATCTGCCTGTAAAGGCGATACCCTTTACCCGGTATTCGATGAGTACGGCGACATGGTGGCCTTTGGCCGTGGGTATAAGATCAAGGATGAGGAGGGTAAAGAAATAAACCATTTTGACGTCTACACGGCTGATCAGATTTACTACTCAAAAAATGTAAATAGTTCGTGGCTGTTTGCGGATGCCGCCAGGGTGTACAGCGAAGGTTTTAAGAGTATCCCGAATGTAATTAAAAAAATCCCCGTTATTTATTATTGGCAGCCGCTTACAGAGTGGGAGGACGTGCAGCCATTGATTGAAAGGCTGGAAACCAAAATAAGCAACCATGCCGACACGAATGACTATTACGACAGTCCGATAGTAAAGGCAAAGGGTGATGTAAAAGGCTTTTCCGGCAAGGGGGAAAGCGGCAAGATATTGGAGATGTCAGAGGGCGCAGATGCCGAATACCTGACTTATGACAGCCTACCGGAATCAATGCGGATGGAAATGGATAACCTGCAGAAATTCATTTACTCCCTTACTAGCACCCCGGACGTTTCTTTTGATAATCTAAAGAGCCTGGGGTATTTTTCAACAGTGGCCATGCAAACAATGTTCATGGATGCCCATTTAAAGGCGGCTGATAAGGAAGAAATATTTGGTGAGGGATTGCAGCGCCGGGTGAATTATATAAAGGCTGCTTTGTCTGTTATTGATCCCAAATTAAAGCCTGCATTGCCCATGCCGGTTAAACCAGTGTTTAAATACTTCCTGCCTGAGAATCATGTTGAACAGGTGGAAACCCTTGCGAAAGCGTTGGGAGCCGGTATTATCAGTAAAGAGACGGCTATCAAACTAAATCCTTTGGTAAGTGATGCAGAGGCGGAGATAACCGAAATAAACACACAAGGAACGTCCGCTGATGAAAATTCTACCATTGCTAAAACATTGAAGGCGTTGAACGGACTTAGCCCATTGGTGGCAAATAAGGTTCTGGAAAGTTTAACAGAGGATGAAATAAGGGCGCTGGTATTATTGGGTAAAAAGCCTATTGCGGATACCCAGCCCGCCCCCGTTGAATAGGTTTTTGTTTGTTTTCATACTTTGGATAAATTTTAACCGCTTGTTTCTACAGGCGGTTTTTTATTCCCAAAAAAATTATTATTGAAAAAATACTTTCTGTATTAAAATAATATTCTACATTTACGAAGTATTTAAAGCATAATAGCTTTCATACGTGAAAATTGAATATCCTTATAAATAAAAACTTCTCGTTTTTATCTTCTCCGCTGGCAGTTCTGTACAGTGGCATTTCCATTTTAAAAAACATTGCGAACGGTGCAACTGGAAAAGGTGCAACGGCATTGCCATGTCCACATAAATCAAAATTCAATATTCAAAAATGAAGCAAAAAATCTTAGATGCTATCAAAGCGAAATTTCCCACTGCAAAACTTTCCGCTAAAAGACTTGACGCTATTGCAGCCTCAATCGAAGCGAAAGCCGGCACTGACGAAACGCTTATTGAAGCCTCATTGGATGCGCTTAATGAACTCTATCCGCTTACAGAGATTGCTAAAGACGATCATATCCGTAGCACGTTAGAAGGGAAATTAAAAGCAACCCAAACAAAAGATGAAACGCCTGCCCAAAAAGCAGCCCGTGAAGCAGCGGAGGCCGCAGCAGCACTGGACACGGACAAAGACACGCCAGCCTGGGCGAAAGCATTAATTGAGCAAAATAAAACATTGGCTCAGGACCTGGCGGCGATCAAAGGCGAAAAGGTGGCCAACACCATTAAAGGCAAGGCAACCGAATTGCTTAAAGAGGTTCCGGTAAGCTATTGGGGCAAACGGGCTATTCCTGAAACAGAAGAAGCATTGCAGGACTTTGTTACTGAAGTAACAACCGACTATGCAGCTTTTAAAAAGGAAATGACCGATCAGGGTTTAAGTGTTCTTTCAGCGCCCAAAACGGGCACAGGTGGAGGCGATGGCGCAAAGGCCGTTTCACCTGAAATAAAAGCCTTTGCAGAAAAACAAGCTGCACAATCTGCGAAAGCAGCAACAGCGTAACAACATTTTTAAAAACAAAAATTTAAATCATGGCTATAGGAATGACAAGGGAGGTAGGAGTAAATTCTATTCCCATTTGGCAAGGCACTGGTAAAGACATCCAGCTTGCTCAGGGAGGCTTCTCCCTTGCCGCCACAGGTTTGACCGCTGGGGCAGTGATCCCGGCAGGTACCGGATTTGTGTTCGATGAGGCCACAAGGGTTGCAACATTGTGGGGCGGTGCTGTATTGTACGCCGATGCTACGGATGTAGCAACCACTTACCAGGTAAAGAAAGGCCACACGTTTGTTGTGGGCAAATACCTTGCTTCTGTAGTTGGTGGTAAAGCGTATGCAATCACAGCGATTGACACCACCACCAGCACCCTGTATGATATCCTTACCGTTGGCACAACCCTCGGAGTGGCATTAACAGCAGGCGCAAATTTCTTTTCTTCAACCGCAGCCGGTGCCAGTGCAGCAGCATTGCCTGCAATCAACGGTTTACTTTATGACGACACATTGGCCAACACTGGCGAAAGTGTTTCATTGGTGATCCGTGGTACTGTTTACGCAAGGAGAATACCATTCACTTACAGCACCGCCTTGGCTGCGCTGACAGGAATGAAGAACATCATTTTTTCACAATCTAAATAAACCACAGTGATAATACCTTCATATTTTCAGAACTTGGCTCAGGGCCAAAATCTGCAAGCCTTGATCGATGCATCACAGGCTAATTTAGAACAGCAGTCCATTTGGAGGCGCTGGCTTAACCTTGGCCTGCCGCAAATGTCACTGAACTTCGACAGCGCAATTGGCCGTGATCGTATCGCCGCAGCTGCGTCTATCGTTGACAGCGATGCGCCGGCACCATTAAGGAGCCGCAACAAACTGGAATTGTACAAAGGCAAGATACCCGCCATTAAAGAAAAGTTCCGCATGAACCAGGATGACATGAGGTCATTAGAGGTTTTGCGTGCTTTGCCTTTGGCCGGTGGAAACAGCGATGTATTGATCCAGTTCCTTAACAAAGACCTGCAGGAAGCGTCC